TACACACGCTGTCAACGTGTGTTCTTTTCGCCCTGCGAGGGCGGTTTGTTATAATTGTCATATTGGAGATGACCACTCCACTCTAATCGCTGCACTTTTAAGTGTGGCCTTGTAGAGCTTTGAGATTGTAACTTACCTATCGTAGTGACTGTGTGTCCCCAGGAATGGGAGAAAATTCAAGTAGCCTTGGGCAGAATGAATCTGTTTCAAGAATTGAGAAACACCGCATTGCGGTGTAATGATGGTTTGGCGTCGAATAGAGAGCTATTCGGATTTGATCACTTTATGTGGGTGGTGACCGCATATGGATTGACCAAGTTCAGCTTGATTATGGGTAGCGTAATGGCAGCCTTTGAGTTTGGCTTTATCGGATGGCGATATCCGAGGCTTATGTATGCTTTCGCCATTTTCAATATCATTGTGTGCCTCCTCGTGGCACATATGGTACCTTTCCGTGTGTATGATTCTTCAGCATGTCTCATGGTGACGCCATGGTATGTGGCTGTTAGAACCGGTTTTTACTGGGATTGGCTGATAAATGTTTTTGTTGGTGGTGTTGCCGCATTGGTGTGCATCAAGTTGTTGCCTGAAGAGGTTGCAACGGTTGCTGCGCATACGATCACGTACATTTTCTTTCGATGAATCAACTATGGGATTGGTGTACCTATATGTTGTATAGCTTTTTCTCTAACATTTTCCCCTGTTGCACTGGGCGAGTGCGTGTGAGATTTGAAATCAAATGAATTCGAACCAAGAATTGGAAAAGGGCGCAGTGCGTCCTATCGACTCAGATGATGAGGCAGAGGAGTTAGCCATCTTTGTGAAGGATGGTGTGACCCATTTTGGAGATAAACGGCGGCCACGTGTGGCTGCCGAACAGGTCCCCGTAGTTTACGGGAACAATTTCGAAGAGTTGGATGAGTCCTTCGTACCTGAGCAGAAGGCTTGGGTCAAGGATTTAGTGCATGATAATATGTCAAAGGTGGACTATTATTATGCCTTTGCAACTTGTGAGACTGAGGATGAGGTTAGTACCGTGTATGAGTCTTTAATGGAGACTGACTCAAAGATGGTTTTCCTTATTAATCGAGCGCGTATGACCCGGCTCCATCAGATTTGGGCCGGGAGGTACGTGTCAAATCATGGAGGTAGAGCGGTCTATGAGAGTAAGAGCCGTTATACCCCGCCAGTGACCGGAAAGTTGAGTACTTTTGAGCGAGCAATGATGCAGCCCGTTGGTAAGGCTCGTAAGCACAATCCTCCGCGGATTGTGGCGCGGCCTTTTCGGGAGGATACGCGGAATAGAGCAGCCATGACGGCTAACGCGTTTTGGCGTGTCCCGATTGTTCAATCGCTGGTTAGGTTCGAGGTTCCTCCTCGTCCAACGGTGCGTAATTGGACGAGGACTTACGGACGTCGTTGGCTCATGGTGTGGGCCGCACATGTTTGGGTCCCACGAGCCTCGAAGCACTACGCAGTGATTGGCAACTCAGCTGCAGAGGCGTTGTACAATGCCAGTAACCAAATACACCCTCGTATTCTTGGTGAGTTACTGGTTGGTGCCCATATTTGGTGGGCTGACATGAACCCACCGGATCAGCGGCTACCAGCTCCTCTTGTGGTTGGTGACCATGTGCCCGTTGAGTTTTACGCTCGCTTGCGTATACCTGTTTTCACGATCCAGGGTGTTGAGATTTTCACAGTGGCCGATTTGACGAAAGTTGAGCCATTGTTCCGTCGTGACCGGCCTGTGTTCAAGGCCGTTCGCGATTTCTTGATGACCCCGATGTCAGTGAAGCGTATGCAAGCGGAGCGACGACGACTTGTTACCTGGCTGAATGCCAAGATTGAGAAGACTCAGGGTGGTGAGTTGGGCAACCTTTTGTCAGACTTTGTGCGCGATGCTGTTCAAACCGGACTGAGTGCGGACCTTGTGCAATTTGTGGCATTTGTTGCAGCTTTGGCAGATGCCACGTCGACTCGGCAGATGGTCTCGATATTGATCCTCTATGTGGCGCAGTTTCCTTCCATCAAGGATTTGTGCTCGGCGATCTTGGAGGATTTGTTTGAACGAGATGATGTGCCGGTCGAGCGTACACAAGGTCTTGGCTCACTAGCGACCCCGACGTGGTCGCTGGATCGAGCCCTGTTGGGTATGATTTTAGGTGTCGGCGCCGCATTCATTGGTGAGCGTGTGTTTGCGGCGCCGGCCGAGGTGAGTGCCCATTTTATGCGGAATGGTGTATTTTCGCTGGAGAAGTTAGGGGCACAGTCGCTGGCAGAGACTCTTTTTGAGAAGATGACCTGGGTGGTTAAGACACTTAGTTTATGTGTCAAACAAGGGTCTCTTCTTCCGCTTGTGTCTCCGGATTTTGATCCTGCGGTATGGTTGTTCGAGTGTAACGCACTGTTGACCTACATGTTTGAAGTGACGACGAACAGTGAGGGTCTGAGTGGTTCGGTGAAACGTTTGGAAGACTTGCGGCGTAAGAAGTTGATCCCAGAACATTGGACTGAGCTTTACTCGTTTGACCAGGTGCATGAGATGGTTGATGAGTTCTTCAAGCGTGGGACTCAGATGCGACGTATAGTGTCACCGCGATCGCAGTTGGCGGTTGATATGTCACGCATGTTGGATCGTTTGCGCTCGTTTCAGGAGGCCTTTTCTAACAGTTACTCAGTCATGGGACCACGTGTGCGACCTCTTGGGGTCTACATGTATGGTCCCACGGGGGCGGGGAAGACGTATCTTTGTCAGGAGGTCTTTCGTATGATTGGTAGGGCCCGAAGTTATCCAGTTGACCCGCGATACAACTATGCCTGGCAGATGAACAACAATTTCCAGGATGGTTTGGGGCCAACACAATGGGGTATTTTCTTCAATGATGTTGATCAGAATGTTGCCCCGCCCGCTAGGGGGTCTGATTCACACGTTGATGCCGTGCTTAAGGTGATCGACAACGCTCCGTTGCCAGTTGAGCAGAGTGATGTTGCGTTGAAGGGTAAGATTGCTGCGCGCCCCTTGCTGGTTACCTATGCTACAAACTTTCCCGATGGTCGTCTGAATAAGTATTCGGCGTATCACCCTGCTTTTTGGTCGCGTTTTCCTCTCCGTTTTGAAGTTAAGGCTAAGGAGCAATTTTCGAAGGGAAATGGAGCCCTAGACCCGGAGAAGGTTAGGACGTGTACTGATGGTGAGCTCTACGATATCACTTATTATGAGCTAGACTTAACCCTGGTGCAGCAGGGCAACGCCCCTCCCTATAAAGGGGGTGTTGAGATCTCTCGTGTGGAGATGTTTAAGTTGATACGGCGAGTCTTTGAGTGTGAGTTAGAGCGCCAGAAGGCAGTTGTCGCTCGTATGGTGGTTAGTGGCGCTTTCTGTGAGAAGTGTTATGCCGATCTCCGTGTGGGGCAAGAGTGTCCCTGTGAGCGGCAGCAGGGGGGTCCTGAGTGGATAGCCTGCGCTAGTACAGTCGTGGTTGCCGCGGTTAGCATTTTGGCGTTGCGACGGCTAACGCGTGGGCTTGAGAAGACGTCATCCCTGGTGCAAAAGTGGGTGTTGCAAGAGAGTGCTACAGTGTTTCGACGCATTGATGAGTTTGAGGCTACGGTGAAAACGTCGATGAAGTACGTGAAGTGGGGCATAACGGCGGTTAGCGCGGGAGCTGTTGTTGCTTTCTTCTCAATGATGTTGACCCAAGTGCGCCAGTACCTTCAGGGTAGAGAGGCGAATGTCACTGGAGAGGTTCCGCCTGATTGGAAGAGGGCTGATCAGGTTTTCTCCCCTGGCCTACCTTTTAATCGACCCACCCATTCTTTTGAGGACATAGTGCTTACGTTGTCTAACGCTGTGGTCCAAGTAGAAGGTGTGTGTAAGGTGCAGGGTGTGTGCATAGCCCATAACATGATTTTGACGGTGAAGCATGTGTTGCCAGCCGAGGGGGAGGAGCTGGTTATTCGACAAGCGCTCTTAGTGCACAGGGTCTTGGTGGGTCCTTTGACAGTGCGTCAAGTCGCAGCTAAAGACCTAGTTGTGGTGAAAGTTGCGTCTTTGGTTGGGGTGAGTAGTCCTTTCCGTTTTATCTGGCCGGATGTTGATCGCTCGTTGTCGCAGTTTGACTCTGTGCATATTTGCGGTAAGACGCTGCAGTATGCACCCACGGCGAATCGCGTGGTTCCAGGATTGCATGGTAATAGGGTGTTGATGACGAATGCGCAGACCCAGGATGGTGACTGTGGTCTTTTGTACATCGGTTTGTCAAACACTAGTGCCTGGATTGTAGGAATGCACATTTCGTTGAACGTGTCGATCATGCGTGGAGCTGAGTCAACTGCCGAACTCTTGAGTCAGGTGGAGATTCGGGCTGCTGTGACCGCGCTAGGTGGGTTTCCTGCAGGTGTGGTCATACCCCAAGGCCAAGTCTCTAAGCGACCCGCATCTCAGGCCTTCACGCACTACCCGAAAAAATCAGAAGTGTGGTCGGCAGTCTCCCAGCTAGACGTGCAGGTTTACCCGATAGGTACTGCTAATCCTTATGTCCATGGGATGACCACGAAGACAAGTCTTCATCGCCTGTTGTACTCGGATGATTATGCGGACTTGGAGGAGGAATGGTGTGGCCAGACTCCGTACTGGACGCCACCAAATTTCACAGGTGGCATGCGAGAGGATGGCGTGTGGTGGTCCCCTTTCACCCAGTCCCTTAGCTTCTTGCAAAGGCATGCGCGTCGTTCTGACTATTCCTTCCTAGCCCTGTTGGATTACTTGCGCCCGTTCGAGGATGCGGATTGCTCTGGTTACCGTTCCTTGAGTGAGCAGGAGATTTTGAAGGGTGTTGCGGGATCAGCTATTCATGGTGTTGACTTGAGTACCTCGATGGGGATGCCGTATAATGAGAAAAAGCGGAATTACGTCAAGATCCTTGATTCAGGTGTGTGGGTGGCCGATAGTGCGTGGAAAACCTTTGATGAGTTCAAAGCAGTCTACTCAAGCGGTGATATTCCGGTCCCCGTCATTCTTGCAACATTGAAGGACGAAGCAGTTAAGCTTGGGAAGTTGGCACGGGTGTTTTGCTGCCTGCCCGCGGTTGCCAATTGGTTCTTTAAGGAAGTGTGTGCTCCTGTGCAGCTGTTTATACGGGCCAATAAGGGGTTGTCTGAGTGTTTCGTTGGCGTGAACATGACCTCGTTGGAGTGTAATGAGGTTGTAGAACAGCTGCGACGTGTGGATTTTCTGCTAAAGCGCATATTTGAGTACGATGTAACCAAACAGGATAAGTCAATTGATGGCGTGGCATTGGAGTATGTTGCGTTGGCGTACCATTACATTGCCTGTTTGATAGGTGTGAGCAGTTTCCAAGCGTACTCTAGTGTGCATGCAGGTCGCAATGGTGTTATAGTGGTGAAAAACGATTTCTTCCAAGTTGGTGGCTGGAATCCTTCAGGACATAATGACACTGTGCAAATAGCTTCCTTGGTGTCGACACATGACCAGCGGTATGTGTATTACCGGCAGAAGTTCCCCGATGGGATACCTGGGGAGTTGATGCAGCTCCTGCAGCAGGCGTTAGCAAATTTCCTTAAGGCGTCTTTTCGTGTTAGTCACCTTGGTTTGGATGGGCTGTTGGACTTTCGGGATCATGTTGGGCTCGCTACGTATGGTGATGATGCGTTGGCGTCAACAACGCAAGCGTACGACATGCCGACCGCATTTGCGAGCTTTGCGGGTGAGTTAGGCCGAACTTTCACCGACGGGCAGAAGGATACAGTGGTGTTGGAGCCGCGCGGTATTGAGGATGTGAGTTTCCTGAAACGAGGCTTCGTTTGGAATGAAGAGTTGCAGCTGTTTGTGGCGCCCTTGTCTCGTAAGTCGTTAGTGAAGATGTTACGGTGGGGGAAAAAGTCGAGTTTGTCGCACATTGATCACTCTGCTGTTGTGTTGAGTGACTTTCTCCGTGAGTGTGTCTACCACGGGGAGAGGTTTTATGAGGAGCAGCGTGCTCGCGCCATAGCTATGGCAGTGCAGCATGGCTTTGCTCACAACGCTTACTTCAAGGCACCAGTATTTCACGTGTACTGGGACCAGGTAAGGCACGGGACGTTCCAGACGTGGACACCCGTGGGATTGGACGTGATGGATTTTGAGGAAGAATGAGCTCAAAGCAAGGCATTGAAATGAAACCCAGCAGTGCTGGGGATGAAGAACAGCTCACGGCGGAGCAGAGTGAGACCCATGTGACGTATGAGCTTGGGTCGTTGGATCAGGATTCGGTTGATGTGCGATCCGTGGTTCCAACTAAGAATTACGTCTCTCAGGTTATGCCCAAGTCGGAGCTTGGGGATTTCCTACAACGGTTTACCAGGATTGCGGGTTATACCCTGGTGTCAACCGATACTACCACGACGGCGATCGCGAGTTTTGATCCTCATAATCTTTTTCTAACGAACTCGTATATCGCGAATAAGACAGCAAATTACTCATACATTCGTGGCACCTTGGAGGTGCAGTTTGTGGTGGCGGCGCCAGCGTCTGGGTACGGGCTTTACTGTGTGTCGGCCTGTCCGAATGCGATGTCCAATACAGATACTACGGCTGGGACTACTGAGGATTTTGCGGATATGACCTATCCATGTTGCGCTCAGAATGTACATGCGTTTATAGATGTGGCGTCATCTACTAACGTGACTTTGGAGTTGCCATTTGTTTTTCCGATGGATTATGCGAGTATTCCGATCGTTAACATGTGGAAAGTGTACTTGTGGTGCCTTGAGCCTGTTGGCAGCGTTGGCCAGGATGCCACCTTGAACTGTGGAGTGACGGTGTATGCTCGGTTTAAGGAGGACGTGGATATGGTTGTGCCCAAGCAGCAGGGAGGCAAGCTGAAGGCGAAGCTTGAGGAGAAGCGCTCTGAGTTCAATGACCGAGTGAAGGGTGCCATTGGGATGAAGGCGTCGGAAGCGGCATCAAAAGTTGCTGGGATGGCAGCAAAAGCAGCTGGTGCTATTCCATTTCTTGCACCTCTTGCTGGGCCCATTGCCACTGGGGCAGCCGCTGTTAGTGGTGTCCTCGACTGGTTGGGGTTCACACGAGAGACGGCCCAGGAACGTCCCATGCCAGTGGTGCCGCGACCTGTTTCAAATGTAGCGAATGTGGATGTGCCCGATACTAGTGAAGTTGCCGCGTTGTTTGTTGGAAACACCTTGTCTTACGATCCCGCCATCAATGCAGGAGATTCCGCAGACCCTTGTGCCACAGCCGACTTGTTCGCCCGATGGACCTTGGTGGACACATATGCTTGGACACAGGCTAATGCAGCTGGCGCAACTATTTGCTCAATTCCTATTACTCCTATGTATGGGTTTGACTTTGGGAGCGGTCGATTCGTTCTTCCAGTAGCTGGGTATGTTGGCTATCCTTTCACTTATTGGCGTGGTGATATGGAATATCTGGTCTGGATTCCTGTGAGTAAGATGCATCGTGGGTCGTTACAGTTCTCCTGGATTCCCAACTCTACGGCGACGGGTGATATCACGAACGTGTTGTTCAATAGAATTGTGGATGTCTCGGCGGGCCAGACGTTGCAGTTCTCAGTGGGTTATGCAGTTAATCAGCCCTGTTTGGAGACACGGACGTGCACGAAGAATTGGCCAACCATTGTGCCCATAGGCGCGATTGCGAATGGGATGTTTCGCATAGATGTCGTTAATCCGCTTGTGGCACCATCAACTACTGGAGACACACACGTCTTCATCTTTGCCAGAGCAGCGCCGAATATGCACTTTGGGGTGCCGAAGAGTGCAGACTTACGTTACAATCCCGCTGATATGACGGCTGCACCGACCATCCGCACTTTGAAGGACTGTGTGTACTTGCAGGGTGGGGCACTCGGTGATGATGTTGCGACCCACAAGGTGTTTGAGTTGACACCGGGCTCGGGTGATTACCCTCAGGATGAGATATTGTGGGGTGAACATTTTGAGTCAGTTCGCCCTTTGTTGCAGAAGTTCACGCAATTGGTCGGTCTGCAGAGCTCCACTTCATCTTGGTCGACGTCCCTGCACATAGCACATTTTCCTGCGCAGCCAAGTAATAACCAGCCAACAAGTTACTCACCGACCAGCACTCTTCATTTGCCAACGTTTAACTGGGCTGGCTGGTATCTCCCACTTTTTGTTGGCGTGGCAGGCTCTACGCGGTATAAAGTGTTTGGGAACTCTTATGGGAACCAATATGTGATTGGTGGGCATAATCTGACTTATCCTCAGGGGTTTGTACAGATCGGTACGACTGGTTCGATGGCTTACTTTGGTGAGGTTAGCCCGACTTGGACGGTCCCGAACGGGAATGCTGTGGAGTTCACCATTCCGTTCTATGGGCGCCAGAAGTTTCAGTGTACGCGATTCCTGCCGAAGCTATTGGGCCAGACTGGGTATACCAGTTGCGGGATCGATTTAATTCAACGTGAGTTCTATAATGTAGATAGTACTCAGGGATCACTACCAACTCTGTTTCAGGCGATGGGGCCTGACGCACGAGTGTCTACTTTTCGATTTACCCCATCATTAACCTACAATTCTACCTTTAAGAACTATTATCGGTGGAATCAGTAGACAGTACTGGGCGATGTACTCGCCATATCTTTATATGGCGTGATCGCCAAATTTAGTTTATGGTAATTCTTATTGCCATACCCCC